GGGGCCAAGAGGCTAATAATGGCTAAGAAGGGTGTAATGCCAAAATTTATTCCTGATAATAGGGGTAGGGTTAGAACAGAAGAAACAAAACGGAAGATAAGTGAGACTTTAAAAAGAAAAGGAATTAGACCACCATCCAGGAAAGGGATTACAGACCCAGATGCTTTGTGTAGGAAAGCGGGTTACTTCGCACATCTAGAGAAAAGAAGAGTGCTACGAAAGAAGACAAATGGCGGTAGCCACACCTTTAAAGAGTGGCTACAACTCAAAGAAGTATACAGATTTATATGCCCTTGTTGTGGAGTAAAAGAACCAGACATAAAACTAACAATTGATCATATAAAACCAATAAGTCTTGGTGGTACAGACGATATCGACAATATCCAGCCACTTTGTATTAAATGCAATATGAGTAAATCTGTAAAAACTATTAAGTACGAGGTATTTATACAATGAATCCAGTAAGTGACGGATCAGCAGCCGAAGAACGAACCCGAAAGATATTTAAAGCTCAAGGATTCCAAGTACAAATACCAGACCTAGTTGTCAGTAAAGATGGCAAGGCGATGTGTGTGGAAGTAAAAGACAAGGCCGAACCATTCAGCCCACCACCATTCCGGGGCCACGGTCTAGATAAAAGCCAAGTATGGCTACGAACGCAATTATTAGAACAGACCGGAATGCGAACCTACTTAATAGTGTACGAAAAGTCCGGGCGTATATACGGACAATACCTGGACAAGCTAGAAGCCGGGAGCTTCTTCGACACCCGGAAGGGCGTACGCATTTATCCTATAGAAGCCTTTAAGATACTAAAAAGCCCCTAGCTAATCGGAGTAAGCATCGGGGCTAAGTAAACATTATACACGAAATCATAAAAAAGTAGCAAAAAAGGGCTTGACAACCCGCCTATGCTTTGATAATATAAGGGTAGAAAAATTAATCGGAGGACAAGAAAAATGCAATATCAACTAACAATAGAGCCTAACCAAGGCTACAGCCCAGACCAAACAACATCAATAACGGTAGCAGATCTAAAAGAGATGCTAGACGGACTAGAAGACGATGCTGAAATATGCACATACAGCCCGGACAACCGACACGGAGCAGCCTACGGTGGCCTAACACTAGAACTAGAAGAAGCCGAAACCGAACCAGCTGACATAGAAGAATACATAGCGAGGGCAAACTAATGGGAAACGACACAGACAGACTCCAGCAGATGGAAGACAACTGGAATAACCGGGACAGCGTTTACAATAAGCTAGGCGAGATACAAACCAAAACCCGAAAGGCACTAAAAGAAGAACCCCTATCAAAAGCTATATGTAACGGGCATTTGGTAATGGCTTCTGCTGGAAAAATATCAGATAAAATTGTTGTTAGAAGTTTTATAGATAGAGCAGAAGTACGCCGCAAAGAGGGTAGATACCACGATTGGTTTTTTAGAGATAACCAATTTAACGAAACACTTATAAGGCTAGAAGCAAAGGAAGGTAAATAAAGATGAAGAGATTTATTAAGTATATTAAATTTGATATTAAAGATTACGGTTACTTTGATAGTACAGAACAAACTAAACCAAAAGTTTATCCTCAATCAAAAAAATGCTTGATTTGTGGAAAAGAGAATGACTGGAAACTACAAAATATTAGCGTAATGGCTGATGATTTACGGTGCTGGTTTTTCTATATTCACGAGTTTTGTTACGATAATTTGAGAAATAAAGACAGAGACGCCTTGAGTAACCGTCTCGTTGACCACCTAGAAATGAGGCATAAAAAACCTCTGAAAAGAGACAACCTCGATAGGATTATAAGTAGTAAGGAGGCTAAACTAAAATGAAAGAGCTTATACGAAAGTTAGAGGCGTTAGTAGAAGCCAGTAAAATGGTTAATCAAGAAATGCACGGCCGTGAAGATTGCAAGAGTTGTTCATTGCAAGAATCTTTAGAAAAGTTAATTTTAGAAGCAAAGGAAACAAAGCAATGAGAGAGGAAATTGAAAAGATATTAGATGAAACACCATATCTTGATTACGAAACACCAGACATAGATTCTATGGCAGACCAACAAGAATACATAAACAAAAAGAGGAAAGAACTCAAATGAGAACAATAGCCGCAATGATACCGGAGTGGGTATATAACATAGCAATACTAATACTTGTGCCGACTACAATCTGCTACGCAGTGTGGTGGTGGAACAAAGAAAGAGAGGAAAGAAATGGCCGATAAGAAGACCGAAATCAAAAAACTACAACTAAAGGTGGATCAAGTATCTAGAACTCAATCAATACTTAACCAGAACCAGATCCAAAAGATATTCAACACCACCCCTAAGAAGTACCAATACCAGCGACCCGGCAAAGGTGGCGGCCACTGGAACTATGTCAGGGTGTCATATGTAAGACGAACCCTAGACGGAATCTTCGGCTTCGACTGGGACTTCACAATCCAAACATCACTAGCAGAAGCCTACGATGTAGCTAAGATAACCGGAACCTGCGTAGTGCTAGGTAGACTAACCGGCAGAACAAAGATAGACGGCGAGATACGCCCGGTGATCAAGGACCAGTTCGGTCGGGCGGAAGTAAAGTTCAAGAAAGGCACACGGGACCCGCTAGACTTCGGTAACGATATGAAAGCCGCAGCCAGCGACTCACTTAAGAAATGTGCCAGCCTACTAGGAATAGCAGCTGATGTATACGACCCAGAAGAATTCATAGAGATAGAGATAATCGGCTCAGACGAGAACTCAGAACGCCAAAAAAACCTTAAGAAAAAGGTAAAAGAAGCCCAAAAGGTACTAAAAACTCAAGCAAAAGAGGTGAATAATGGCTGAAACAGTAAAACTAACAGTAGAATACGACCCAGACAAGATCACAGAAGTCATAAAAGAAGCTACTGACCTAGAAAACAACAAAAAGGTATTCGACAAGCTGGCCTATATAGCACAGATTAAAAAAGAAATAGCTGATATGGTTGAAGGATTCGACAAGCTTGAAAGAGAAGTAAAGTATGCGATCAACGACCGGGCCAAGGCACTATACGGCAAAGACTGGACTGTAATAGCTGGCGAAGGATTCCGGGTAAACAGAAGCTTCAGCGGGTCGGTCTACGAGATAATAGACTCGCCACCCAAACAATTCGTAAAGGTAACTACCAGCCCGGACACCAAAGCTATAGACGAGTATGTAAAAGATAAAAGTAAACTACCTAAAGGCATAGCCCTAAACGAACACCGGGGCGAATCAATAAGGATAACAGTCAAATGATAGTAAAACTCTCCTTCTCAATACTAGATGCCTGGGATAAGGGGAACTGGGAACAAGCCGTAGGGTACTACCTGGGCCAACCACTCCCAGCCACCCCAGCAATGGAACTAGGTAAGCTAAAACACGAAATATGGGAAAACCAGATCCGAAAAGAAGGTAAACTACCTAAAGAACTGGGCGGGATAGAACTAAAAGACCCAGTACTAGAACAAAAGTACGAAAAGCTAATTCCCTTCAGCGAAGACATCAGCATCCTAATAAGGGGCGTACCAGACTGCACAGATGGAACAGTAATACACGAATTCAAGTGCGGAATGACCCCAGCCACCAACTACATAAATAGCCTACAACTAGACTACTACAAACTACTACTGCCGAAGTCAGACATAGGCTTCTACAGATGCTACAACCCATACTTCGATAAGATGACCCTAGGAGTAAAGTTCTTAGATAATCACAACGCCGAAGCGGCACTAGAACATATTATAAGCAACGGCGGCGAAATGATTAACTACCTACAGACTCAAAAATTATTAAAGGATTACCAGGAGGTAACAAAGTGAACCAAAACATCACAGCAGAAGAAATGCTTAAACAACCAAGCTGCGTAGGTACAGTAGACAATGTAAGTTGCTACCCATACGCCACGACCGCACACACCAACACAGACACAGTATTACTAATAGGTGGCTTCATAACCCTGATAGTAGTAGCGATCGTAATGTATAGAATAAAGTACGGAGGTAAATAGTGGAAACAACCCAGAAGACATTAAACGACCCAGATATGGCAGAAATAGCTCAAGAATTCCTGAATATAAGCGTAGTAATAGACAATATCACCGGAATACTAGAAGACTACAATAAACGACTAACTAAACTCGAAGAAAGGATAAAAGAATAATGCCCGGAACAAAAATCGGAGGCATCAATGCCGCCAAAACCAACAAAAAGAAATACGGATCAGACTTCTACCGAAAGATTGGAGTACTAGGTGGTCTAAAATCAAAGGGAGGTGGCTTTGCTGCCAACCCAGAACTGGCCCGTGAGGCCGGTCGTAAGGGAGGTAAGGCATCTCGCAGAACTGCCATCAAGCAAGTAGAAGCAGAAACTAAACACCAAGATAAGTTGAAAGAATCTTGGAGAGAGAGAGTAGGACTATAATGGAAAAGAAAACATCAACAGGAACAGTATTGGGAGTAATAGGTGCAATAGTAGGAGCAGTAATCGTATTGAGCTTACTAGGTTCAAGTGAGACTAAACCAATCAGTGAAACAAAACCAAGCGAAACTCTAACAAGCGAACAACAAACCTATGAAACAGCTTTTAAACAAGGCTGTGTAAAGGGTGGTGGTACTACTTCAGAGTGCCAATGTGTCTATAACAAGATGAAAGCTAGATGGACATTCGAGGAAATAAAATCAGTATCTAAAGAGTACGCTAATACCAACAAGATACCAGAAGCATTAACTACTATGATAGTGGAGTGTCAAGAAGTATGAAAAAGTTTACAGGTCTAAATTGCGAGCACAAAAAAGAAATAGCCGAGTTCGTCAATCAAATAAGATACTTGAGATGTATAAAATGCCTCTCGGTACGGAAAGGGTAATGTGATATGAGGGTGATAAAAACATTAACAGTAATAGGTCTTATACTAGCAACAGCTTATATATTCGGACTAGCAATCCTAGCACTTCAACTAGCTAGTGAAAGAGCTTATTGCAGGACACAACCACTAGATAAGATGAGTAAAGCAGATTATCAGTATTGCTTGGAATTGAATAGTGGGTTGAGATGAAAATACCAATAAAAAAGACTAATCGTAAAGTACCAGTAAGTAGAAATGTGTGGTTAAACATACGAGATACAGAACACTATGGACTACTTTGCACCTACGCCCCACCAGGTGTAAGAAACTGGTCACCAGTAGTTTACGACATCTCTAAAGGGCTAGAAAACCCACTATATGTAGGCTCTGATTTTATGGAAGCAATAAGAAACCCCAAAATAACATCAACATACCCAGAGCGTATTCCTGGAACTAAACCATCTCTATTAACAAGAGTAAAAGAAAGGTTTAAGAGATGAAGACTATACTTCAAGCCATTATAAATTATCGTATAAGAGCTGATATGGCGTTATCAGAGGTAAAAGATGGCGTGTATACCCAGAAAGAATATGAAGAAGCTCTTAAGAAGATAGGCGACCAAGCCCTCAAAGAAATAGAGGAACTTCTTTTAGATAGTTTGCCAGAGAACAAAAAGGGAGCATTTTGTCTCTACTTGCCGAATGTTGACCACAGCCTATTGTCTGGTAATCAAGGAAATATAGCCAATGGTGGCTACAACAAAGCCCTAGAGGAAACTCGTAAAGCAATTAAATCAATAATAGGAGGTAAATAAGATGAGTAAGAAAAAAGACATAGTATACCAGAATACAGACAGAGAATTGTATCGAGAAGAATCTGAGGGTTTAGGAATGGGCTACTATGCTAACTCTGTACACGTCACAAAAGATGGCAGGATAGGTATGAATGTAGGTGGTTACGTTATTGTAATGCCTATAGCGGAGTGGCACGCCCTAGCAAAAAAAGATAATCCAGTAGAGTTTGGTACGTTATGAAAAGTAAACCCCAAAGAAATTGGGGTCAAATCAAACGCAAAATAAAAATAAAAAAACGCTATACTCTATCACCTTATGTTTTGAACTTAACTGAAGAAGCGAAGAAGTGGCAGGAGCTTAATAAGATATTGCGAAAGAAGATTAGAAAATATGCCGTATAGCCACATCAAACTAAAGATACCACGCACCCTAGATCGTAGGGTCAAACTAACATTAGCCCAACGCCGACAAATAAAAACTATGTATGAAAGCGGTAAATACTCCCAACGCCAATTAGCTGCAATGTTTGAAGTATCAAGACGACTTATAACCTACTACATAGACGATAAAAGACTAGAACACCACAAAAAACTGGCCCAGATAAGACGGCTAGACAAAAGATATTATGATAAAGATAAACACCGGGAATACACCAAAAAGCACCGCAGATACAAGCAAGAATTAAAAATGGAGGGTAAGATATGATAGAACTAACAACTAAAGAAGCAGCGGCCGTACGGTTCGCAATACTAATGGATATTGAAACATTAGAGAATATGGTAGAAGCCAAAGACGCCGGCCGGCACGAGAAAAGACAACTAAAACTATTAAACAAAGCACTAAAGAAGCTAGACGATGTATACCCAGAAGCCATATAGCAACAAATACAAAGCCATACGCCAGACATACAACGGTGTGAACTACGACTCCAAGCTGGAAGCCAGCCGGGCCTACGAGCTAGATATGTTAGTAAAGGCCAAGCAGATCAAGGGCTACGAACGCCAGTACAAGATACAATTGTACTACTACGATGCCAAGGGCCGACAATACAATACTAAAACTTGGAAGGTAGACTTCCGGGTCGAAAACCTAGACGGAACATTCACCCTCGAAGAAGTGAAGGGCGTAGAACTCCCGGACTTTAAGTTCAAACGGGAACTGGTAGAAAATGTATGGCTAGTCGACAACCCCGACCACAACCTAGTAGTATTAAAGCAAACCAACATACGAAGGAGGTATTAATGGAAGATAAAGAATTTATTAACTGGCTACCCAGACATAGATGTGAGTGTAACCGTATCTGTAGACCCAATACAAATACATAAAAAAATACATACCGATGAGATAAAAGAACTGCGTAAGAAGCTAGACGAAGGTGTGTTTATGATAAAACGGGATAATCAGGATCAAGGTCCGCACCGCAAGAACAAAGACCGTCCTTAACAACTACCGGCTCATCGTACACATCACACCATAAAGGACTATGAACCAACAACTTACGGGGTATATCCCCCATATAGTCATCAGCTGAAATTAAGATAACATCAGATTCCATACGAATATGATATAATATAAGAACTATAAAAGAAAGGTTTACTAATGAGTAAAAAGAAACCCGAAAAGATACCAAGATTTGTACTATCAATCACCGACACCACGATCACCGTACCAGGTGAGATGGGCGACCAATACTATGCCATAAGCGTGGGGGCAGACAAACTAACAGACTTCAATAAGAAGATACCTAAAAGCAAACGCAAGAACTACGGCGAAACAGAACTCCAGTCAATGTTTATTTACTTCCAAGAATCAATAGATGCGTACGAAAACGATGTAAAAAACGCTAAAAAGAAGCAAAAAACCGATGAAAATTAGCGAAATAAAGCTAAATCCAAGCAACCCCCGGACTATCAAAGACGATAAGTTCAAAAAACTAGTACAAAGCCTAAAAGACTTCCCGGAAATGGCCGAAGTGCGTCAAATAATAGTAAATCAAGACAATGTAGTGCTAGGCGGCAATATGCGACTCCGGGCAATGAAAGAAGCCGGTTGGACAGACATACCCGTAAAGGTAGTAGACTGGCCCGAAGAAAAGCAAAAGGAATTCATAGCCAAAGACAACGCCAGCTTCGGTGAATGGGACTGGGAAATACTAGCCAATGAATGGGACCTAAGCCTACTAGACGATTGGGGCATAGATGTACCCGTGGACTTAAGCGACCCAGAAGAAGAAATAATAGAAGACCCGGCCCCAGAACTGCCAGTTGAAGCCGTAAGTGAACTGGGCAAAGTATACCAACTGGGCGATCACCTAGTAATGTGTGGCGACTCCACCAACCCCAAAGACATCAAAACCTTAATGGGTGACAACAAAGCCGATATGGTATTCACCGACCCACCCTACGGCATAAGCTATTCAGGTGTAGCCGGTAGCAAAGACTGGGAAGTAATAGAAAACGATACCTTAAGGGATGACGGACTAGGCGAATTCTTGGCAGCAGCATTTCTTAATATGCACGAATACAGCAAAGACGACACCGGACTGTATTGTTGGTTTAGTAGCAAGAACAACCAACAATTCACCAACGCCCTAAAAGCATCGGGCTGGGATGTAAAACAAGAATTGATATGGAATAAAGGTATGAGCTTAAGCGGTGCCGACTACCAATACGCCCACGAACCGGTACTATACTGCCAAAAGACCGGCGAAAAGGCCAAATGGTTCGGCGGTAGGGACAAAAAAAGTATCCTAAGGGCTAAACGAACTGAAATAGACAAACTAGCCAAGTCGGAAATGGTCAAGATGTTCAAAGCAATGCAAGACGAAAGCACAGTATGGGAAGTAGACCGGGACTTAGTCACTACATACCAGCACCCTACCCAGAAGCCAACCAAACTAGCCGGCAATGCAATACACAATAGTAGCCAACCCGGCGATATAGTAATGGACTTATTCCTAGGGAGTGGATCCACACTATCAGCCTGTGAACAGACGAAGCGTAAGTGTTATGGAATGGAGCTAGACCCAAAATACACAGATGTCATAAGGAAGCGATGGGCAAAATATGTGCATGGAGAGGATGCTTTAGAAAATGACAAATGGATTGAGCTTACCCCAGTCGTTTGATAACACCACGCTATTGATGTATAATATAAATATGTCAAGACCACCTATTTATACTCCAGAAGAGAAGAAGATAAAGCAAGCAGAATGGGTCGCTAAATGGCGTAGAGAAAACCCAGAGAAGCAAAAACTTGCAAGGCAAAGGGCCTATAATAATCGTAAACGCAAAGCTATGGAGCTTGTAGGCGGTGCCATTTGTGTTAGATGTGGATGTAATGAGCTACATGCACTGGAGTTTAATCACAAGAATGGTGGGGGTGCTAGTGAACACAGGTCGAACGGCAATAAACCAATCGTAGATAGGATATTAACTATGAAGAGAGATACTAAAGATTTAGAGATTTTATGCAGAGTTTGTAATTCACTTGACCATTTAGAGCGTAAGATACCTGAAATTAAAGGCAGGTATAGGATTGAATATAATGATTGACGTAATTCGTAAGCGATATGCTAAACTAATAGGTGAAGATGACTGGGAACTCGCTACCCATGTTAAATAAGAAAGAAATAAGAAGAAATGGCAAATGAACAGAACTTAAGACCAGCAAAAAAAGGCGAAGTAAGAAACCCCAATGGAAGACCAAAGGGATCGCTATCGGCATCAACTATTCTTAAAAGATTCCTAGCACTAACCGAAGATGTAAGAAACCCAATAACCGGCGAAGAACAGAACCTAACTGTAGCCGAAACCATACACCTTATGCAGATAGCTAAAGCCCGGAAAGGTGAACTAGCATCATACAAAGAAATAATGGACAGAATGGAAGGCAAGCCAGCACAGGCCGTAGATATAACAAGCGATGGCAAGCCACTACCAGTACCACTACTCCAAGGCGTAAAACCAAAGAAGGACAAACAAGATGTTCAGGACAACGACAGCGGTTCGGAAGCTTCTAGCACTTCAGAAACGGATTAGGGGCATAGCCGGCGGTACCAGTGCCAGTAAGACCATTGGAATACTTCAGATACTTATAAGCCAGGCCCAAGAAGATACCAAGCCAACCCTAACATCAATCACCAGCCAGTCAGTACCTCACCTAAAGCGTGGGGCGATCCGTGACTTCATGAACATAATGGAATCACATCACTACTTCGATCCCAAGCGGTGGAACAAGTCAGACATGACCTACACCTTCGAAACCGGCAGCAAGATGGAATTCTTCAGCCTAGATATGCCGCACAAGGTGCGTGGACCCCGGCGTGACCGGCTATTCATAAACGAAGCCAATAATATACCTGTGGAAACTTTCGAACAGCTGGAGGTAAGAACATTATCCACAATATGGCTAGACTGGAACCCAACCCACGAATTCTGGTTCTATACACAATACAAAGGCAAACCAAATGTAGACTTCTTAATTCTTACCTACAAAGACAACGAAGGGCTAGACCAACAGATAGTCGATGCCATAGAGTCCCGGAAAGACAACAAGTCGTGGTGGCGTGTGTATGGCTTGGGTCTACTAGGCGAACTCGAAGGCAAGATATATAAAGGCTGGCAACTGGGTGTGGAACTACCACATGAAGCAAAGCTAGTATCCAGGGGACTAGACTTCGGTTATGCACAGGACCCGGCAGCACTTGTGGATATCTATCTATATAACGGTGGATACATACTAGACGAACAGTTCGTACGGACCGGCATGAAGAACTACCAGATAGCCACCCACATCAACAACCTAGAAGAACCCCAGACCCTAGTAATAGCCGATGCATCAGAACCCAAATCAATAGCTGAAATGCGTGAATACAATGTAAATGTAATCAAATCAAACAGTGGTCCGGGCAGTCGCAGCCAAGGCATACAATGGGTACAAAGCCAAAAGATAAGTGTGACCAAAAAAAGCCTGAATGTAGAAAAGGCGTATAATAACTATATGTGGAAGACAGACAAGGAAGGGGCAATACTAACCGAACCAGATCACTACCTATCAGATGCAATGGATGCAGTACGCTACGGCCTAGAAGCCCAACGCCCAATGGTCAAGGTAGACGACAAGCTACGCCCGGCCCCAATTAACACACTGGTGTACTAGATGAAATATATAATACAATATGGTAAACAGGTAGATACTACTAAACTAGATGACGAAGGGAGTTATGTCGTGGAAGAAAAAACAATAATGGACTTCAAAGAAGTAGATAATAAGCAACGGTTTGAAATAAGGGTCAAGGTTCATGACGAAAAGGAAGAACTATCAGAATACCTGCAATTCAGAACCGACACCAAAGATATGGCCAATGCTGAATTCAGAATAGAACACACAGCCATCGGCAATAAGCAAGGCTTCTACTATGTAATTAAGTGTTATACTGTTAGAAAGTAATCGTGTTATAATATAAATCAAAAGCTACCAACAAAATACGGGGCGTAATAAAAGGAAACCGTATACCATGGCTTTTAACTTCATAAACGAAGATCAACTCAATACAAGATACGCAGATGCTAAGAAAGCAATGCTACCACTGTTTGAACCATTCGATGAATTCGAACGCATAGCTCGCAACCGACCACACCCCGGCATAGCAAAGAACCTACCTAAAGTAACTGATGGTACACTAGCCGCACTTATACAAGAACAACCCAAGCGGGTCATACAGCAAATGCCAACCGGCAAGGTAATAAGCAAAGACAAATGGCTAGACATAGTCGGTACATACATACTAGAACACGAAATCATACCCAATGCTAACCACCAAGCCGCACTGATACAGAAGTGCTGGGCATTAGTATCTAAATGTCTTACCTACGGATCACAGCCAGCATTCGTGCAATTCTTTAATAAAGGCGAATACTACTGCACAGACTTTACATTGCCATACATAAAAGATGTACTACTAGAACCCGGCAAGCTATCGGATCGTGATTCAAATGTAATATTCTTGCGTACTTGGTGGACCGAAAACCAAATAGAAGCAATCATAGCCAAAGAAGCCATGCTCAAAGATAGAAGCAAGGCTAGAATGAAAGAAGATAAGAACGAAGAAGAATACAAGACTAACTGGAACATCGCCAACCTAAAGAAACTCAAGGGCAAGGTAGGCCAAAAAGATGTGCAGTCACAGACGGCCAACGAAAAGGATAAGCAAACAGCCGAAGGATTCATCGAAATAGTACATGCCTTTCAACGTGGCGTAGGTGCAAAATTCTATTCATTCTCACCACAACTACCAGACGGCGATAACATCGTACGAACCAAAGTAAACCCGGACCCAAGGGGCGTGATACCAATCCATTATATGTACTCCAATGTAGATATGAGTAACCCACTAGGTCGTGGTGCAGTAGAGATATCTGGTGGCATGCAGAACCTACTAGACTCCGAAGTACAAAGCTATCAATATATGCGATCACTGTTAATGAACCCACCGGTAGAAATGCGTGGTAACTTCAGTAAATCAACTATTAAGTACGAACCAATGGCCATCTGGGACATGGGCGTAGACCCCAATGCATCAATCAAGCCAGTGAATCTGTCTACCGACAGCCTAACATCGTTCCCTAATAACTACGGACTGATAAAAAGCCAAATACTAAATCTCAACAGCTCAACTGATACCAGCATATCAAGCGAAGTAGGTAACCCAGGTTTCAGCAAGACACCAGCCGGCGTGAACATGACCGAACAGCGACTGGGTATATCAGATAACTACATTCGTAAGCAATTCGAATCAACCTGGGAAGAAATAGCTGAAACCATGGTAAATCTATACTTTGCTGAACGCACCGGAACCCAAGAACTAAAACTAGACGAAGACACTGCCAACAAACTCAAGCAACTACAGCCAGATGTAGTCAACGAAAACAATGAAATACAGGTGGACTATGATGACCAAACCGAAAAGCTAAAGTTTGAAGTAGACGGCAGCACATCAAGTATGAAAGACACAGTCGCAGAACGGGATAGATTAATGGAACTCCTAGACCTCACCCAGAAGTACCCAGCTCTAGCTCAAGTAATAGGTGAAGACGGTACTAAAGAACTAATAAACAGAATAATCGTAAAGACCGGCGTAGAAGACCCAGAAAAGATTATGCCAAGCGATGCAAAAGAAATAGACCCTGAAACCGGCGAGCCGATCCAGCAACAAGAAGAAGCCCCAGCCCTGCAACCCGAACAGGTACAGGAAATGATAGACCAAGCAATCATAGCAAGCAAAGAAGCTGAAGATCAGAACGACCCTAAACGCAACCCAGTTATACAGATGATGGATGCATTAAAGATTAAATTCACCGACCTACCAGAAGACTCACAACACCAGGTATTAGATGAACTAGGGCTATCTAGTGAAGAAAACACGCCAACTGCTAGGGAGCTAAACATCAAAGGTGCAAGTACAGCAGCCAACATACATAGCTCAATGCAGCCGGACCAAGAAAGTCAGATAGAAGATCAACAAGAAGGTGGTCAAGAAGAAGCCCCCGGACTAGACGAAACCGACCAGATACTGCTAGTAGAACTACAAAAGCGTGGATATAGCGATGAACAAATCGGTCAAGTGATAGCTATGATGAAGCATGGCGTACCAAATGAAGATATAATAAAGACATTGGAAGGAGTCAATAATGGCTAAAGAAATAGTACCAGATGAAATGGAAGACTTGATGCCTACCGATGGCGGCATATTCCAACCCGAACAGCCGATCGAAATAGTCGAAGAAGTGAACGAAGAAAAGAATATGATACAAACTTCCCGGCCAATATTAAAAGAACTGTTTGCTTGGTTAGACGAAGAAATAAAAGCAACCAGCAATATCGACAGCATTGACATAAATGGTAATATAGAAGTAGAAGTATTATCGCAACGCAAATTGAAAGACAAACTAATCGGTATCAAGAATAGATTTGAACAGCTAGACGAAAGGTTTAATAAGTAGGCTTATGAGTGTCCATTAAGGTGGGCATTCACAAGTTTATCTACCAAACTTGCACAGCGACAGTGAATAGTCGTTAACATAAAGGAGAATCATGGCTGAAGAAGCAACATTAGATGTAAAAGAAGAAGTAGCGGATCAGGTAGCCACTATACCGGAATCATCAACCGATACAACAACCGAACCTGCAGAAGAAGCACCAGAAATCATTGACGAAGACGATGCAAAGGCCGCCCAAAAGAAAGCCGATGAAGAAATCGCCAAAGATTTAGCAACAGATAGCAAAGAAGAATCAGAAGACGAAGATGTCGATACGACAGACGAATCTGAAGAAGAAACCGATGCAGAAGAAACAACTGATGTGGAACCTAAAAAAGGTGCAGAAGCTCGCAAAGAAGCTTTGAACACCGAAATCAGGGAACTAGTAGCAAAGAAAAACGAATTACGGGCAGAAGTCGATAAGATAAATGCACAGGTGTATCAGCCCCAAACGCCCGAAGAGCTAATAGAAGAAGGCTATGACCCAGCAATCGCTAGAGTCGAAGCCCTTGAACAAAAAGCTCAAATGGCAGAATATAACAATCATGTGACTGACCTGAATGCCAATATCAACATCGAATCATTGCAAGTAATGTCCGATTTCCCTGTCTTCAACCCTGATGCTCCCGAATACGACAAAGCACTCGCCGATCGTGCAGCTAGAGTATATGAAAAGTCTGCCAACATACAGGTCGACCCAAATACCGGGCTAATCGTGAATGCAAATGTTTTACCTTACGAAATATATAAAGCGTTCGCTGAAACACAATCTGCAAGCGTGCAGAAAGGTTCTGTGAAGGGTCAGAAAGCAGCTGAAAAGATGCTTGCCAACTCGGAAACACCATCGAGTGCAGCACCCAAACAGCCAAAAGAAGACCCATTCCTTAAAGGACTTACTACTGAAAGTTAGTGTCGAAGCGGACTTAACTAAAAAGGATTTTAATAATGGCACAAAATTACGCCTCAAAATACGAGAAGACAATCGATGAAGTATTTAGATTAAAATCTGTTACAACCGGCATCATAAACAAAGGCATTCGTCTTGATTACCAAGGCGTAAACGCTGTAAGTATCTATGGTGTTGCAACTGTAGCAGAAACTAACTACACCCGATCTGGTGCGAACCGATTCGGTTCACTCGCAGAACTAGATACCACCAAGCAAACATTTACTCTTTCACAAGACAAATCGTTTACTTACACAATAGACCGTGGTAACTACGAAGACTCAATGATGGTAACTGAAGCTGGTTCTACACTTAAACGACAAATCGAAGTTGTTTGTGTACCGAATACAGACATTTACCGACTCACTACGCTACACGCTTACGCAGTAGCTAACTCACAAACTGCAACTAACTCAGGAACCACAGCAACTGCCTCAACAGCATTTACTAAAATTCTTGATATGCAAAGCATACTAGACAACAACCTTGTTCCTGCAGATGGTCGTGTACTATTCTGTACACCGGCTTTTCTTAGCTTCTTGAAACTAGATGCTAACTTCACTAAAGCCAGCGACATCACCACTAAGAACTTGATCACTGGTCAAGTAGGTGAAGTAGACGGACTAAAGGTTGTAAAAGTTCCGGTAAGTTACTTACCATCTAAAGCAGAAACAATGATCGTACACGAAAGCGTGCTTGTAGCACCTAGCAAGTTCGATACCTACCGAATTCTTAAAGAAGTTCAAGGTATTGATGGTTGGGTCGTTGAAGGCCGCAGATACTACGATGCATTCGTACCAACTAATGTAGGTGAAGCTTTAATAATAAGCCAAACCGCTTAATAGAAAGGACAATTAAATGGCTATCGAACAAAATACAGGAACCATTAACCATCCTGGTACATACCAAGATCCACAAAGTGGAGCAATCTTAACTGTAACCATGGAGCCGGGTGCAGATGCACTTGTGCGACTAGGTTGGGTCAGGATTGAAGACGAAGATGTTACCGAAGTATTTAAGACCGGTAAGAAAGAAACTAAACAAACTAAAGATAAGAAAGAAGGTAAATAATGGCAAACTCAACAACCCTATATACTGGCCAAGACGGCCGTATCTGGGTAGATGTCACAGAAAACAAGACACTTGCCTTAGCAGATTGTGGAATCGTGCAGAATGTCCTAACAGACGCTATCACAGTTACACTTCCAGCTACCGCAGCATCATTGAACTTTGTAGTTCGTAATGGTGGTGATAGTGCATCAGGAACACCAGTAGGATCAGGCTATAACGGATCAATGGCAGTAACTATCAGCCCACAAGCAGCAGACAAGATTAGTGGCTACGCCCTAACTCCTGCAGATAACAAAGACTTAATCAATACTAAAGCAACAGCTAAAGTAGGGGATGAAGTTACTTTGCTTGCCGATGGAACTGATGGATACACTGTAGTTGAAATCAAAGGTACTTGGGCTAGAGAAGCTTAGAGCTGACTAAGTAAAACAAAAACAAAAACAAAAAAGTCCTATTACTTAACGAAAGGAAATTATGGCAGTATCGACACTAGGTGATTACACAGTACCAGTAGATGGTGGCGTATGGTATGGATGCACAAAGGCTATAACTTATGCGGCCAGCACAACCGGTGCAGTAAGTGCAAAAACCATATTCACAGTAACCGGAACTGTTCGTGTACGATTATTTGCAACTGTAGTGACTGCACTAACAAGTGGTGGTTCTTCTACCATTGAAGTAGGAACAACCATAAACACAGCTGGAATAATTGCTCAAACAACCTCAACTAACTTAATAGCTGGCGAAATCTACCACGATGCAACACCGGACTCTTCAGTAGAACTTGAAACAGTAGTTCCTACAAAAATAGTCACCGAAAGCATTAAAGAAAAGATTACTACTGCAACCGTAACAGGTGGTGCAATGGTCTATTCATTATTATGGCAACCAGTATCAGCCGATGGTAATGTAGTAGCAGCATAGGGTTAAGGCAATGAAATTAGACTTAATCGACAGCTTACAAAGAAAACAAGCCGAAGAACAGCAAGCAAAACAATCTGAAAAGCAGATTACAGCTGATCAGTTTAAGTCAATAACCCGTGCTGTTACTCAATCGACCAGCGTTCTGGTCAAATTCTTGCAGCAATACAAGCCCACAACTTCCGTGGATAACTTCCCGGACTCAATATCTACACCTGACATAGACAAGGTAGTCCAAGAACTAAAGGCATTGGGAAAATCATTAAAACCAGTAGTTAATGATAATTCTGATGTCATTAGTAGTATAAATAAGCTATCTAAAGAACTAGCCAAGCTACCAAGCAAAATGCCTACCACAGATAGCGTAGAAGTAACTAACCTACAAGAACTAAAGAATAGCTTTGAAGGTGGCATACAAGCCCTCCAGAAAGCCATAGAAGCCATTGAAGTTAAACCCAAGGTAACAGTACCAAAAGCTCAAATAACAGTCGAAAAGACCAATGTCGCTGGGCTGATAAAAGAAGTGAAGAAGGTTGCCAAAGAAGTCAGGGAAAAACCAATCACACCAGTATCTGTAACCCCGACAGACCCACTCATTCGCTTCACGCCAGTAAATATGGATGACAGCTCAACAGTACAGTATTACAGCTACATAGCTACATCGGGCGAATTCTATATACGAAAAGTAGATAAATCAGGTGCATACACCACGATCCGCTTCTATTGGGGTAATGGTGGTGCAGGCGAACACGACACAGCTTGGACCGGCCGGGCAGGACTAACTTACACAATGTGGAGCCAATAGATGTCACAAAATGATATTATACTCAACCAAGTAGATACATCAGGTGGTGGTGGATCAGGGCTTACTGATGCCGAACTTCGTGCAACGCCAGTACCGGTATCAGGCACCGTAACAGCCACACCCACAGGTACACAGAATGTAGATGTAACAGCTAATACTATCGGACTAGCAACAGCAGCTAATCAATTACCAGATGGGCATAATGTAACAGTAGATAATGCAATAGGTGCAGCAGCAGTACCAATTCAAGATGGTGGTAATTCAATCACTGTAGATGGTACAGTTGCAGCCACTCAATCAGGTACTTGGACAGAAGCTAATAGTGCAGCCATAAAGACAGCAGTAGAAACTATCGATAACGCTATATCTGGTAGTGAAATGCA